ATTGAAATGCTCTTTTTAAAAATTCAGATCCAACATTCCAGAAATAAGGATGCGAAAATCCAGGATCCGTATCAGCAACAATGTTTCGTATTATTTCTTCTCTCGTTAAATCGTTATAGCGCAGCAACATTCTTTCTCTTCTCTTTGCAACCGAAACTAATTTATTGAAATTCTTTTTTAGACCTTGTTTAGTTAGTCCAGGACAATTACTGGAATCATATATTTCGTAATCATCCGAACAGGCATAGATTAAATAGATTGGAAATTTGTAATCATAAACTGAAGAATAAAAAGCGCATTGTTGTAAATGATTTTCTGAAGGAGTAGATGGCAGCTTCGCCTTAATCAGCGAAAAACTGCCATCTTTTTTTTTGCGACCAAAGCGATCCCAGACAGTCTTCAATTCCACGATGAGGAACCCAGAAGAAGGATCTCCTGGGAAAGCATGAAATTCAAAATCAGTTCTACCAACCATAGGAATCATAAGATCCGAATGGTTAGATGAGATACACTTTTCGCAAGTTACTGCAGGAGCTGTATCTCTGTCTCCTGTCAGCTTTTCCAGCGCTAGGAAAATTTGTTTTACCGTTTGAGGTATCGTTTCTAAATAATGATCTTTTTTACATTGATCTTTTTCGTCATTGGGTTGGTAGTCTTTAAACTTTTCGATTGCCTTTTGAAGAGCGGCATCTTTTGTTAATTTAATATTTTTAGTAGGAAGTATTTTTTTTTGTAAATTTATTTTCCATAACACATCGGCTAAAACATCTTGCACAGCTTGACCGCAAGCTATTCCAGATTTCATCTGACTATTTGCAGGCAATCTATTTTTTTCTTCTTTTGTAAGTTCTAAATATTTAAAAATGAATGGACCGTCAGCCATTCCTAGAGAAGTTGGAGACCAGTGTGTTAGTGAAAGAGTTAGCGCAAACTTTGGTAAAACATTTTTCTCTTCAAGAGGATCTTTTAAAACTTTATTTAGCATATTGGAACTACTAATAAAGCCTTAGATATTATATGTAAATTATAATCTACGAAGTGTAGAGTATTATTTTATGCGTTGATCCTTCTTGGTACGATTAGATCCGATTGGAATGACACTACCTTTTTTGTTCTTCATGTGTTTCATAAACCATTCAACAAAAGCAACTCTTGGATATAAAATTTTATCTCCTAACCTAAAATGAATTGGACCTTTGTCAGCCAGTCTCCATTTTTTTAATGTGTTAATAGGAATTTGAAAATCTTTTTCAATGTCATGATCTGTTGCAGTTTGCTTTTCTTTAATCCAATCTTCAAACATTATTTAACATTATAATAAGCTTTTATCATTATATCCTAGATCGAGTCAATTTTAATCCACAAAATGTAGATTGACATATAAGCTCCAGATGCTAGGAAATACCTATAAAAATGCCAAGAGAAATAATACTCAGTATGCCGACAAAGCGAGAAAGAGTATATTTTGCGCCATATTCTATACAGCATAGAGCCTGTCATGATGGGATTAGTTATTACGACCTCGATAAACTGGCTACCTGTATTTCCTGCTCAAAAATACTGCTTGTTGCAGATCTCATTTTTGACAACAATTATTCATCAATAAAAGATTTTCAAAAAAAGAATATTAAGGTTTTAACTCAAGTTGCGGAGGCTCTTAAAGTTCCTGGCTGGTTGGTCTGGTATAAATGTGATGAAAACAGAAATGTTTTATCCGTAAAAGTTAAGCAAGTTTCGCCAACCTTTAAACCTGGCTGGGAGGAGCTGCCAACAAAGTTAACCTGGGATGAATGGGTAGAATATTTAGAATATAAACAACAAGAACATTATCCTCATTGCACCAACAAACCATTCTTTAGATATAAAATAAGAAGGAAGTCATTTAAACGACAAGCAGATTATGAAAAACTTTTTCATTAGCGATAGCAAAGTATTAACTGAAAATAAGATCAGTCATTTTGATTTTAGAATATATGAATATTTATGTTCTAATTTTAATGTTAAAAAGATTTCAGCTTATGTCCGTATTACCGATATTGCTGGACATTTTACTTTATCGTTACCTCAGGTAAAAGAATCTTTAGGAAGATTATCAAAAATAGTAATTGATGGATCTCCGCTTATTACCATAGAGGATGGTCCACATTATTTAATCTTTGACATGCCAAGACATAAGAAATTTCTGGACTCGATAGGTTTTCGCAAACATTCAGCAGCTGCAGGTTGGAAAAATCTTAGCGGTTATTTAAAAAGCAACCAGGATAGTAAAATTAAAAAACTATATCTTTATCCAAACCTGGATCAATTCCAACTGGATGACAAACTAAGAACTTTACCAGACGAACAAATCAATCGATTAAATGAAAGTCAGTTTATGTATCCATGGATTCTAAGGAATGAAAAAGAACGTCGTACAGCTACAAGCAATAATAAATCAAATTAATTTTGAATATCAAATCCAAATACTTATAGAGGATGCTGTCTATTGTGAACGGTTCCTGAGTAAGCCAAGCAATAGGAGCTGTCCTTCGATGTACCAGCTAATTGAAACCAGCTATGACAAGGAAGATATTGGTTATTATATTAAAAATTTAAAACTCAGAGCTACGCCACAACAGATTACTCGATATGAATTTGTAATTGATCTGTTGCTTATGATTAAGGAAGATATATCTGACGATCCCATAATGGCACGACGTTTGCTCTGGTTGCGAGGTTCAAATTATAAATGGACCAAGCTTGCAAAACATTTTGGATTTCATCGTACAACTCTTAAGAATAAGTATGAGAGGATCTTAGAACTGTTAGCTTGTAAAGTTAAGAAAAATATATCATTTGACAAGTTAGACAGAATTTACTATCGAATCTAATATAATCGAAATAAAGTAATTTTAAATCACATAAGAAAATCTTAGAGACTAGACAAATAACCAAACAGCTGTATAATTAAACAAGTAGCTGTTTTGATTCAATCCGTTTAAGAATAGCTGTATCAATTATTTTTTTTTTCTCTTTTTTTATTTTTTCAGAACAGATTAGTATTAGTGTACTTCAATCAATACAGACCCAGGCTGAAATGCCAGACTCTTACCAAACAAGGTAAAAGACCATGTCGAGGCAAAGGAATACTTTGTAAAAATGGCAAGATAAGATGCCGTATTCATGGCGGCTGGTCCAGAGGTCCCAAGTCTATCCAAGGAAAATTAAGAAGTTTAAAAAATCTTAAAAACATAAATTATGAAAAAATTGCCGCTCACTACAGAGCTGTCGAGTTCAATAATAAACCAGTTAATGCATGGTAAACCACTAACTTCCATTGCCAGACAAGAAGGAATACCAAGCTTATCTAAAATTTATAACTGGATTCAAACAGATAAAGACTTTGCTGATAAAATCATTACAGCTCGCCGAATAGGCGCTCAAACCTATCTTGATAAGATGGTGGAGGAGCTAGAGAATTGCAGTCATAAAGATGCTTACATCGTTAATTTAAAATTGCAGCACTACAGATGGCTCGCCTCTAAGCTTTTATCGATCTATGGAGATAAGCAAGAGATCAAGCAAGATACAAACATTTCAATAACCTGGAATGTTCCAGATCAAGACAAGACTTATGAGAATGAGAGTTCTATTCATAATGTTACGAATAGTTCTATTCATGAACTGGCTAAGGATAATCCAGATAAGAGTTATAAAGAGTTGGAAAAGGAATTGGTTAAATAGTTCGGTATAAGAGACATATTAAAATGATCGTAACTTCGTCATGAGGTTCGTTCTTTATATATATCGATGGATCCTGGCTATCTTTGAACCAGATCTTGAACCATTTGTTAAATTAATAAAGTGTTTCCTGGTTAGAGCAACGGTTTAAGCAAATGTTTCGTCAGCCTGGAGAAAAAAAAATGTGGTTTGGCGTGTAGTACCATACACCAAAAATGAGGCTGCGTACTGTATACATTTATATACCGATCAACCACACACAAACACATGAACGTATTTATAGATTTTATTCTTAAACATATCGAAAGCATTAGCTCCAAGATAGGAACTTGGTCCTGGCAAAAAAGATGGAAAAATAGAAATGAAGGTTACGGATATAGAAGCGGAAAAATATTTAAAAGATAAGTTTAAAAACGTATCGGCGTTAAGCTTTACGACTTATGGAAACGAACTCGTTATAAATTTTTCAGGTTTTGAAGATCATGCCGATCTAAAGGAATTTGCCGATTTTGTTTTTTCAAAAATCAGGATGCGGTATTCGCATTTTACAGAATCGCCGACTATTCATTAATTATTTATGAAAGTTGTTATTCCTTATAAACCCAGGAAACAGCAATCGTATTTGCATAATAATCTGGATCGATTCCGTTATTCTTTGCTTTGCTGTCATCGAAGGTTTGGCAAAACGGTTATGTGCATTAATCATCTGATTAGAAGTGCGATGACTAATAAAAATCATGCACCAAGGTATGCCTACATTGCTCCGACCTATTCTCAAGCTAAGAAGATTGCCTGGGATTATTTAAAGTTTTATACCGAGAAAATTCCTGGAACAAAGTATAACGAAACTGAATTAAGATGTGATTTAATCAATGGAGCCAGGATAAGTTTATTATCCAGCGAAAATCCAGATAGTATTCGTGGAATAGGACTTGATGCTTGCGTAATCGATGAGGCGGCTAGCTGCAATCAAAATTTAATTGATGAAGTAATCATGCCAGCCTTGTCTGACAGGCGTGGCAAGTTAATTCTGGTTTCAACACCAAAAGGCATGAATAACCTGTTTTATGATTATTATCAGAAAGCTCAAGCCGATCCTAAGTGGTTTTTATATCGAGCAAAAGTTTCGGACACGAAGATTATTGATGACGATGAATTGGCGGCTGCAAGAGCTGTCATGGGAAACGAAAAGTATAATCAAGAGTTCATGTGCAGCTTTGTTGGACAGCATAAAGGCTCAATTTATGGTGATATTATTTCTACCTTGGATGACAAAAAACAGTTAGGTCGAGTTCCTCATGATCCAGGTTTTCCAGTTTCAACAGCCTGGGATATAGGTTTTTCAGATTCTACAGCCATTATCTTTTTTCAGAATGTAGGACATGCAATCAATATTATTGATTATGTGGAAGATCGGAATTTTGCTTTTCCTCATTATGCTCAGATTTTAAAAGAAAAAGATTATGTTTATGACAAGCATCTAGGTCCTCACGATCTGGATCAGACTGATTTTGCAAGCGGTAAGAGTTTAAGAGAAGTCGCTTACCAAATGAAGATAAATTTTAGAATAGCTCCAAGAGTAAAAATCGAGGATGGTATTCATAGTGTTAAAATGTTGCTGCCTCGATGTTATATCGATACGGATAACTGTTCTAAATTAATAACAGCTCTCAGACATTATCACAGAAAATTTAGTGATAAGGAGAGGATTTTTAAGTTGAAGCCAGTTCATGATTTTTCAAGCCACGCTTGCGATGCCATGAGAGTTTTAGCAACTGGATTTAATGAAGAAAAAATAATTAACAAACACAAACAAGCAATAGCAGACAATAGGTACAATATATTATGAGTTTTATTTTTCCGAAAATGCCAGCGATGCCTGCACCTCCACAGCTAGAGTTACCCAAGACTGAAGATGTGCCATCGTATGAAGATAAAGAAAGAGAAAAAGCTGAACTTGAAAAATTAAGATCAGCCGAAGTTCTTAGAAAAGGTCGCAGGTCCACAATTTTAACTGGCGGCACAGGTTTAACAACCGATGCAGAGTTAAACAAAAAAAGTTTATTAGGAGGTTAATATGGGAGGATTTGTAGAAACAGTAACACAAAAAGTTACAGGTTACGAGCCACCACAAGTGCAACAGGTTCAACAACAGGCGGTGCGCCAGGAACCTAAAGGACCTACCACAGCTGAAGTTGATGATCTTACAAAAAAAAGATTAGCAACCAATCGAAGAGGAAGAAGAGCGACTATTCTTACATCAACAAAAGGCGTTGACGAAGATATTACGTTAGGCACAAAAACTTTACTGGGATAATTAATGCAATCACAAGAATTAAGAGATCTCTCGAAAGAGTTACAAAATAATTTATCAAAACTTATTGAGAAGAGAAGAAACTGGGAAAATCATTGGCAGCAGGTTTCAGATTATTGTTTGCCAAGAAAAGCGGACATCACTAAAGAAAGATCGCCAGGAGATAAACGACATAGCTTGGTTTTCGATGGAACTGCAATTCACTCACTTGAGCTGTTGGCTGCATCGCTCCATGGTATGTTGACTTCGAGCGCTTCGAGGTGGTTCCAGCTCCGCTTCAGCGAAACAGGTTTAAATTCAATAGACGAGGCGAAAGAATGGCTCGATGATGCGACGAACAGATTATACGATGCTTATGCTAAATCAAACTTTCAACAGGAAATTTTTGAATGTTATCATGATCTGATAGCGTTTGGTACAAGCTGTGTTTTAATTGAAGAGGATAATAAGACTGATATTTTTAGATTCTCAACTCGTCACATTCGAGAAATTTATATCGAAGAAAATGAAAAAGGATTTGTTGACCAGATCTATAGACGTTTTAAATTAACTTTAGCGAATGCAATTAATAAATTTGGCTATGATAATGTTAGCCAGGAAATTCAAAGAAAACATTTAAAATCTCCATTAGAAGAAATTGAGATTATACATTGTTGCAGACCTCGAACAATCTATAACGAAAACAAGCTTGATAAGAAAAATATGCCAATCCAGAGCATATATTTTGAATATAAAAATGGACACATTATTTCGATTGGTGGATTTAAAGAAATGCCATACGTCATTCCTAGGTATCTTAAATCGAGTACAGAAAATTATGGTCGTTCACCTTCGATGTCAGCGTTGGGAGAAATAAAAGTTCTCAATAAAATGGTTGAGGTGATGCTGAAAGCGGCACAAAAACAGGT